TTGACCATAATAAATTTACCATCTTCTTTAACGTAGTGACTACCTGCAACGGTAACGCCTTTGTAATCGTGAATCTCGTCAGACGCTTTAAATTGAAACACACCAGTAACTTCACCACCTTTAGTTTGATCACCAAGTTGTATCTCTTTAATTTTTTTCTCAGAACCATCAGCCATTTGAATAAGAGTGTTAGGATCAAAACAATAAGTGCCTTCATTATAACCTGAACCCAGTTCTTGTCTTCCTCTAGATTCAGTAGCCCGATTATCTCGTTCAATTGCTTGTTGTTGTCTTTCAGCTTCTCTTCTAGATATTCCTTGAGTTCTTCTAGCAGCTTCGATCTGTAATTGTCTTGCTCTTGCAGCGTCTCCTGCCGCTTTAGCTTCAGCTTTCTTTCTATTAATTTCATCAATTCTTTGTTGTTCTCTAAAATCACGTATCTCTTGAGCTCTTCGTTTTGCACCAAGTAGACGTTGTTGTGCTATAGAAAGATTTCTTATTTTACTAGTTAAATTAGATGCTATTCCATATTTAGCTGCTATATCCTCATCATCAATTGTGCCATCAATTAAGCCTTGTATATCAGCGTCGCTTATTCCTTTTTTACTTAAAGTATTAGATATTGTATCTCGTCTTTTATTAAAAGTGTCTTCAGTTATTTTATTTAAATTATATCCTGCCATAACACCTCCAACAGTGTTTGGATCTCCTACAATTCTACCAATATCATCTGTAAATATACCCGCACCTCTTGCTTGATTTTCTTCTATAGCTCTTTGGTTTATAGGCATAATATTTTTAATTGCACCACCTACAAGGTTAATACCTCTTTTAGCTAAATCTATTCCTGGTATAAAGTTCATGGCTGTATCTACAAAACTAGCTAATCCTGATTTAGGAACACCTGTATCACGTCCAAAATAATCTGGGTACATATCCATAAATTTATTTCTTTCAGTCTCTGTCCTTAAACCAAGACCAGGATTACGTATATCAAACATAGAAGTATCACCAGGAGCTACACCTAAAGGTGCTTGTGTGCCTCTTCTAAAATCAAAATCTGGTCTAAAATCAGTTCGTACATTATTCATATCAGGTCTATAGACACTAAAATTTTCTGATCCTGTGCCTCCTGTGCTTATAGGAACAGTTGTTATCCCACCCGTAGTTGTTGTGGGTGCAGTAGGAAAAGTTGGTGCAACAAAAGCTCCACGATACATCTCTTGTGGTATAAAACTAAAACCTTGATCATAAATAGCTTTATCCGCTGCGCCGTAAAAACTAGGTGCTGGTGCTGAAAATATTGACATAATTATATTTTTGAATTACCTCCAAGTGGCAAAGACTCTACAGTTAGTTTTACACTTCTAGAGATATCTTCTCTTTTAGTGTCTGTTCCTGGATTATCTACATCTGCATCTGCTTCTGCATCTGACATGTATTCCTGACCAGTTTTTAAATTTTTTAAAGTAACTTCACATTCTGGTGTAAGAACCATAGTTGGTTTACCATTTATAATTTTCATTTCTTTTTTAGCTTCTGTTTCTATAAAAGGCATTAGTCTCTATTTATCTCCAATATTGATGCAATAACGTGTATTTCATTTGCATCTGCTGCTTGTGCCTTTAATACCTCATTTTCTTCTAAAATTAAAGGGTGAGTTAACAGCTCAGTTGTTGCTTTTGAGGCTATTGCTTTGTCTTTAAACAGGTTAAATACTGCTGAAGCAGCATTTGTTATAGTTAAAGTTACCGTGGTCCCCGATCCAGCATCCTCGGATACTATAATACTTTTAACTATAGCTCTAGAATCAGATGGTGCTGTATATATCGTAGTATTATCTGTGGTAGTTAAATCTACCTTTGCATTTTTATATATATTAGCCACCTATAAACCAAGAAAATCTTTCTTGCTCCTGTTTTACTTCATTCAAAAATGTAGAATTCAATTGATCTTTCATTATTGTTAAAGCTCTGTTGATTTGTTTTTGGTTAGAAACATCGTACTCTTCTTTTGGTTCTGGTATTCTTATATTTATTTTAGCCATTATCTTCTACCATCCGGTTGTATGTCCAGTCTTAATGTTCCAAATCTCCATTTTTCACTAGCGGCATCGTTTTCTATTTTAACGTTTACAAAACGTCCCCTAGCCCTGGTATCTTTTTTATCTGTTGTAGAATCTACTGTGAAAGGACTCAGTGTTGTTGTGCTGTCAGATTGTTGTGGATATCTTTTAACAGCTAGACTTACTTTTGAGTTACCCTGTAGATCTTTAAAATCAGGTATAAATCTTCTAACAGCAAGAAATACTTCACCAGCTAGAGATGGTCCTTTAAAAGATCTTTGCTGCATGTCAAAATCAAAAGACTTAATAAATGATGTTACTGTTGTAGTCGAACCATCTTCGTTAACTTGATCAGTTCCTGTTTCGTGTTCAAAGTATTTTGTCTGTCCCAGATCTCTTTCACCTATTACCTCTGGAAAAGTTCCGACACCACTGCTGTCGTATTTGGTAGCATACGGAGTTGGATATATAGTTGCATCCATCCAGCTTGTTCTCGACTCTGTTCCTGTATACCAAACACCACCAGGTACTTTAGTTAATGCAGATTCACCATAATTAAATACAACATACTTATCATTAAAAGTAGCTGTTGATGATGGATAGTACCAAATAACTTCTGTAAATAAATTATTTAATCCTGCAGCAACTTGTTGTCCTTTTGTGGTATCAAAATTGTTAAATACAAAATCTTCTACAGAACATGGTAATGATTTGACTGTACCATCAAATAAAAAGAAACCGTTTGGTGATAACCAAAAAGCAGCACCATCTATTTCAACGACAGCATTCTTGCCTATCAATCCACAGTTTGTGCCTACTTGTTCAAAGCTAAATGTAAACGGAGCACCTATAAATTTCATAGTATACAAAGCATTGTCAGTCCATATTAAAATAACTTCTTTTGCTTTTAAGGCTCCTACTATTTTGGTTCCATCTTGTAGTCTTTGTGTTCCTGCCGAGTTTGTTGCAGAAGGGGCATACGTATTTATATTCTCTTGATCAGAAAATCTTATAAACATATCATCCTGTGTGGATGCTGTTCCAATAGTTGTTTCTGTTCCAAAGTGTATTAAGTGACGTGTAGTTGGTGATATCAACGTTACTCTTGATGCAGTTGGATTACTTCCTGTTTCAAAACCAGATGTTGTCGTAGACGCTCTTGTAGTTAGTGGTGCTGCAGCTCCTGCATTCCATGTAAATGTTTTACCGTTTGCAATCGTTGCAATCAATACCTGACCAAAATTATCAAGACTCCAAAGACCAGGTTCTAGAACTACGGTTGATGCATTTACCGCGCTCCCAAATCCAGAAAAGTTTGTAGCATTTGTTACAGTGCTTCCATCACTGTGTGCTTGTCCGTTTGATGTACCAAATGTTGCTGTTCCATTTGTACCTCTGGTAATACCAGTTAAATCATTTGAACTTATTCCTGTATATGTAATTAATTCGTTACCAACAGCAATTGTTCCAGCAGTTGGAAAACCAGATGTTGATGTTAAAGTTATCGCTGTACCAGATCCTCCTGTACCAGCAGTATCAGCAAGTAAAGCTCCGTTCAAAGTTGTTGTAGTAACACCTGATACTGTTCCACCATAATTACCAATACCAAAACCATAGCCGTAAGATTGTGCAGCAGGACCAACTTTTTCATATGGTATAACACTACAAGATCCACCTGAACCTGCTCCAGATGTTTGTTGTGTCCCTGTTACAATTGCAATCTTTGAAGATGTAACTCTTGTGACTTGAAATAATTTATCTTCAAATGCAGCGTTAGTTAAACCGACTCCTGTTGGCACAGTTACATTATCTAGTAATATTATATCTCCAGATTCTAAATTATGGTCTGATGTAAAAGTAAGATTAACTTCAAAAGTTGCATCTGAACAAGATATAGCAACAGAACCAACTGTAGATTTTACAGGTGTAACATCATGGAGTTGTCCTTCAAAATACACAAGTAAAAATTTATCTGTTCCAAGAGCCACGTATCGGTTACCATCTAGATCTACGAAAGAGTGTTGTTTTCTAACAACGCCTACTATTGACTCTGAAATTAAAGATGACCAACCACCCACTTTCTCAGGCAGTCCGTATCTAAATCTTACGTTGTCGGAATCCACCCATCTGTTTTCTGCTCCAACAGTGGTGTCTTGTTTATCTATTCCGGGAGCGAAAGGAAACTCAATAAGAGCCATAATACTACTCCTACTGATTAGTTGACTTCAATACCCAGCCAACAGTTACATTAGCATAAACAAGAGTTGCTGCTTGACCATTAACATTTAAAACTAGGTTAGAAGTTCCCGCGTTTATTTTGTGACTATTTCTATTTATTGTAAGATTGTTTGATGCAAAAAAGTTACCACCATCTAATATAGTAACTTCATCACCTGTAGCCGCTGCCGCTGGCAACGTAATTGTTATAGGGTTTGTGTTTGTTACTGCAAAAATCTGTTCTCCTGCAACCGCTGTATGAGCAGTAGCAGTTGACGAGTTGATTGTAATGTATCCTTTATTTAATAAACCAAGATTTACGTTTGTTGCATCTGAGTACACCAATAAGTGTGCACCTGCAGGAACAGTAACCCCGGTTCCCGATACAGTTTTAATGGTTAAAGTTTTAGTGCTTCCAGAACTTTCTCTTGTAGTAGCATCCTCAAATATCATAATTCTTTCTGCACTGTTTGGAATAGTTACAGTTCTGTTAGCGGCTAATGTTCCGGTAAGTTTAAAGTAAAGATTTTTACCATTAGAAGTTGCACCACTATCTAATGCCAATGCCTGGTCTGAAGAAGCCACATCTAAAGATAAATAACCTGTAGATAATTGTTCTAATATTTGTAAGTTAGTGTTTGTTATATTACCCCAAAGACCAGCCTTTTCACCGGTTGTGATAATCTCTAATTTTGAATTTGTTGAAAATGTTGATGCCATATTAAATCGGGTCTATTTCTACCCAAACACTATTTGTGTTTGGATCTATTTCACTCCATGTTATTGCCGTAGCATCCTTAACAGTTATGGTTAAAGGTGTCGCATCAGGCGTTACATTTGCTTTACCAATCAGTGTAACACTTCCTGTGTTTAACGTCAATTGGTTTCCAGTTACGTTTACATTAGCTGCTGCATTAATTACTACACTTCCTGCAGCTAAAGTCAGACCACTTCCTGCAACAGTTACATTTGCTGCAGCGTTGATTACTACATTTCCTGTGGCTGTTGTTAGTGGATTTCCTGTTACATTGACAAGAGCACCTGCTAGTGTTGAAGCCGCTCCTACAGCTACCGTTAATGGATTACCTGTTACGTTGATTGAAACGTTAGGATCAAATATAGATGTTGCTATCGGTGTAGCAGATATAGAACTATGACCGAGCATCTATTACGCTCCTGGGTCTGTTTCTGGTATTACATTTAGTGTTCCAGCACCAATGTTATTGCCTTCTATTGCGGCCCATTTTTGAATTGCTTGGTAATCTGTGTTTTCTTCGTCTAACGGTACAAACCATTCTTTACCATCAGATAAAGTCATTTTAAAACCATTATGTTCGTTTAATACATTGTAAATTTTTTCAACATTTGTAATCATAATTAAAACTCCGCACTTATTAAAAGATATCCACCAGTTGCATCAACATGACCAGCAAACCCTTTAGTTGCAGCAGACGCTGTACTTAATGCTGGTTGAAGATGAGTTCGTGATGAACTATTAGCTGCAACACTATTTATTGTAAGTCCTACACCATTTGTATAAACTGTGCCTAATGCTGATGTGCTTGTACTCAAACTTGGAGCAGTTCTCATACTTGGAGATAATGCATAAGTAGGTAGTAATTGAGCATTAGTCCACATCTGACCAGTGATACCCTGTTTTGATTCATCTCTACCATCTGGTGTATCTCCGACTTGTTGATAATATCTTTTACATCTATTATAATTTACATCAACAGGCAAGAACTCAAAATCAGATGCAGTTCCAACTTCTAATTGTACGCCTGTAATGTCAAAAGTAGCACCATTTGTTGCTAATAAATTAACTCTCGTAGCACTATTAGCATATTCATCAGCACCAGAATTTGTATTCCATTGATTTAAAGTTCCATTATTGTAATATGAACCAAGATATAAATAAGCAAAATTTACTTCAAAGCCTATACCATTATCATTATTTATTACACCACTAGAGTCAGCTAATATTGAAATAGTTTTTTTCTCCCAAGTATTTGCAGAATTAATTGTAAAATTAAATACAAACACTCTAGCTGAATTATCTATCTGAATTATATTTCCTGTGTAATTTCCTGTAACACTACTTCTTACATAAAAACTTAAAGTTAATGCTAACGCATCAGATGTTCCATATTTTAAGTATTGTAAATTTTGTGCTTCAACATTTTGAATTATTGATAAATAACCATTGGCTGCTGGTGATGCTTCAGCAGTTGTAACTGTAATTCTTTTTGCTTTAGGAAAACCATTTAATCCACTATCAATTTGTTGTGTGCTCACTTCTCCTGATGAAATATTTCCAGCATTTACAGCAATTCTATCAACATCGTTATATCTAAATCCACCACTAGATAAAGAAAGTGTAGTAGCAGATGTTCCTCTTTGCGCTATGCTCATGTCACCGTTAATTATTATATTCCTAAAATTAACGCCTCTGACATCTGCGATTGCTTGGTTACCTATTCTAGTTATTGCCACTTATATTACTCCTTTGGGTATTTAGTCTTAACTGCATCTAAAGCCGTAAAGA